AACCCAAACAAGCTTTTGAAACACAAAAGGAGGTCAAATAACAAAGATAAACCGAAAACAAAGTTTGCTTTTTGGTAGTATCTAACCATTAAGCGAAGTTTTAGGTTGATTAATATGTATTAAGCGAAATATCGGAAAAATGGAAATCAATAAAATTTATCAGGGCGACTGTATGGAATTATTGAAGACTATACCAGATGATAGTATAGATTGTGTTATAACCGACCCACCTTACAACATTGGAAAAGATAAATGGGATAAGGTCAAGGATTATTATAAATGGCTTACAGAGGTATTCAAAGAATGTGAGAGAGTTCTTACAGAAAAAGGAACATTATGGTTTTTTCATATATCCTTTAGTGATTTAGCAGAAATTCATAAGAGGTTGATTAAAGATACTTCTTTTAGACATAAACAGTTGATAATTATAAATAAGGGATTGGGTTCTGTTGCAGGAAGATGTAACACGGAAGTATTGAGGTCATATCCAAGAGCAACAGAATATTTACAGTTTTATACTTTTGAGGATATTACAGGAGCAGAACAATTGAGTGATACTTACGCAAAGAAAAATCCTATGGCTAAATATCTGAAGGAAGAATTTAAACGAGCAGGAGTTGGAAATAAAGAAATAGCAAAGTTATTTCCATCTAAAACAGGCGGTATGACTGGTTGCGTAAGTAACTGGCTTATTGGTTATAATTTTCCTCTAAAAGAACAATACGAAAAGATGAGAGAATTTCTTAACTATGAATACCTCAGAAAAGAGTATGAAGACCTCAGAAAAGAGTATGAAGACCTCAGATATACATTTAATTTACAGTTAGGATTAACAGATGTTTGGGATATTAATTTTTATGGAGAATCCATAAATGGACATTGCACAGTTAAACCAATTTCATTGATTAGGAGAATATTACAAACTACTACAAAGAAGAATGATTTAGTCCTTGACCCATTTATGGGAAGTGGAACTACTGCCTTTGCTTGTCAACAATTACAGAGGCGGTGGGTCGGTTCAGAAGTAAATACTGATTATGTCGCCCTAATAAATAAAAGAATTAATCAAAAAAGTTTACACCATTTTTCCGATACTCAAGGTGTCCTAACGGACACTCGCTTAATAGCAATTAAGAGGGAAACCTCTGAGGTTTCCCCAAATCCGCCTACGGCGGACTTCTCTTAATTGCATTCATTAATCGCAATAAGGTGATTTAAATGAAAGAAAGAAGATTAACAAGAAACAAAATGTTCAAGCAAGAGGGAATACCTCACAGAAGTGATACGCTTGGTGAATATCACGAAGAAGATGTCAAAGAAGCTAAAGAATGGCTTATTCAACAGATTGAAGAAGCAGAGCCATCTTTTCGTGATGAAGATTCAATTATACAATTAATTAATGAGGCATTCCAATTATGAATTTAAATCACCTTACTTTGGCTTCGCCAACTTTTCCTACGGAAAAGGCGATTAATAAGGATTCCTGTAACCAGCAGGTTGTGGGTTCAAATCCCCCTGGTGGCTTAAATTAAAATGAGAACATACAAGCAAATTATGGGTGAACACACTGAGCATGAATTTATTGTTTCTTGTGCCGACTACAAGTTCTTTTGTGAACGAGTATTGGGCTTGGATATCAGACCATTCCATTTAGAATGGATCAATATGATCAGGACCAATAAAAGAATAGCAATTGAAGCAGCCACAGGCTTTGGCAAGACAGAGATTATGGGCAGAGCTTTTTGCCTTTGGACATCCACTATCGAGCAGGACAAGGAGATGTGCATTGTCTCCAAAACACTACCACAAGCTCGTAAAGTCTTGTCTGAGATTAGAGAAACAATTGAAGAGAACGAGTTTTTGCGTGATGAGCTTATTCCACCAGGCAAGAAACATACTTGGTCATCAGCTGATGTACTAGTGCTTAGTACGGGCTGCAAGATTTTCGTCAGGCCATATTCAGAAAATATTAAAGGAATCCATGTTGATTATTTACTGGGTGATGAAGTAGCATCATATGATGATCATCAAATTTGGTACAGATTTGTTGTTACCAGAGTTAATGCTAAAAACGGAACAGTGGTCGCAATCTCTACACCTGAAAGCATCTCGGATTTGATGCAAGAGCTCCTGAATAACCAAGAATATCTAAGCAAAGTCTATCCTGCAATAGTTGATGGTAAGAGTGTTTGGCCAGCTAAATTTACTCTTGAAAGATTAAACAGAATCAGAGCAGAGATAGGTATATCTGCATTTGAGCGTGAATATATGTGTAACCCAAAAGCCGAGCTTGAGAATGCACTCTTTCCACCACATCTATTAATGGAATGTTTTGATTTCCAAACAGGCTTCACACAAAGGCCATTGCCTGGATTTACAATAATTGGGTGTGACTTTGCGATTGGCACTGGTCCGAGAGCAGACCTTGATGCATATGTTGTACTAAATAAGTTTGGTCCCAAAGCCACAATTATGCATGGAGAGACTCATCGTGGCTTTACTATTGCTGCCAAAATCAATCGTTTAATCGAGCTGTTTGATAAATACAAATATAAAATTACAGAAACTGAAGAAGACACAGATATAGTGCCTGTTAGCATTAAATTTGTTATTGATCCCAGCAGTGTGGGTGAGGCAGTACATGAAGAGCTCAGAAACCGTGGTTTGCCTGTTGAAGCAGCCAAATTCGACCCTACTTCCAGAAATCGAATGTTAGTTAATCTTAGACAGATGATTGAAAACAAAGATTTGATTATACCTCGTAACAAAGAAGATCCACTCTGTATGACTTTTACAGATAAGTTAATCAAGGAATTAATCAGTATGGTAGAAACACAAACAAAGTCCAGATTGATTACCTATCAATCTAAGGCCCCGCATGATGATACTGTGATGGCATTAGCAATGGCTGCTAAAGGAGTTATAGCACAACGTGAGTTTCTTGATATAATGGCTTATTAATGAAAAGATTTAAATATAAGTATGCTTACATATTGTTATAATGGCCTTCACAAAACCCAATTTTTCTATTAAAAAATACATCAATGATAATCATTCCACTTTAGTTTATGTGCGAGATTTTGTAATAATTGAAGGAATATATGGTTTCTTGCTTGCAATTACATTGTCTACCCTTTTACCATCTCATTTCAAATTTAATCTACGTTACATTATAGCATTAGGAATTGCATTTTATTTTATAAAGGAAGAGCTTCCTAAAATTATTTTTAAAAAAGCTGAGGCAAGATGAGAACAATAGATGAGCTGTATCTTGTTCAGGATCCAGTAAAACCAATAGTGGCTTCTATGGCATCCCCAGCCAAAAAGCCTGCATTGGGTATAGGAATACCTGAAACTTTAAAGTCCACACCCACAATAATAAGGGTTCCTCAAAATGAATTAGAATTAACTTACCTTCATAATCCAACAATATTCAATGGCATAAACAAAATTGTTCAAACAATTATGTCTGCACCCCACGAACTTGTTGCTAAAGATCCTAAAGTCAAAAAGCATTTTGATCTTTTTATTGAAAATCTAGGAACATCCGGTTCTGATATTACTTGGGAAGAGTTACTGTCCCAAATTTATAAATATCAATGTATTTATGGTTGGGCTTGGGTTGAGAACATTTTTAATAAACTTGGCAACAGAATAGTTGACTGGGATTTGATAGATCCCAAGAAGATGGATTATGCTAAAGATTCAAAGACAAATATATCACTAGATAAATACGGCAAACCAATTGGTTATGTTGAGACGTTACCATATGATGTGCCTGTTCAGAATTCAGAATTGCCTGCAGAATATGCAGAAATTGTTTCAATGCCCCCAAATTCTATTTTTCTAAATCCTAATCATGTATCATTGCTGAAGCTTTATATGGTGGGCGATGGTTTTTATCCAATCGGTTTAATAGAACCAATTTACACAACATCAATCCGAAAGATGAACATTGAAGAAGCATTGGCTAATGCTATTTGGAGGCATGGGTTTCCAATCATTCTAGCAAGTGTAGGCGACTCCAATCACGAACCGACACCGCAACAAGTCAAAAGCACTTTAAATAAACTTCAGGATATCAGTTACAAGCAAGAATTGGCTGTTCCTTTTTATATGGATCTCAAAATTTTAGAGAGCAAGAAAGCAGAGAAACTTAGAGAGCATCTTGAATATTTTATCCAGCAAGAAATAGCAGGAATGGGTATCCCCAAACCTTATGCAACAGGCGGTGGCGAAGAGACAAACCGAGCAACATTAGCCAGTCAGACAGAAATGTTTATGCTCACTCTAAAAGACATTATAGCCAAAACTACTTACTCAATTCGCAAATATATGTTCAAGCCCATTTGCGACTTAGAAGGCTTCAAGGAGATACCTAACTTGAGGTGGGAACCAATTGGTATGAGCGAACTGGATATGAAAGCCAAACGTTTGCTTAATTACCTGGACAAGAATATCCTAACACAAGAAGAAGTCACGGATCTCATCAAAAGATTTGAGAAGCTGGATGAGGAGTAAATTGTATGGGGGAAGTAAAAGAGCTATTGCATGAAGTCAGGAAGGGCATGATATTGTCTTATCCTCATGGTACCCATATTTATACTGGTAAAAAAAAGTTAATTATCAAGTCCAAGTTCTTTAAGAGCATGACTAACAGATTGCTCTACCTGATTGAAGGTAATATTATTTATGGTTTGATTAAACTCAAATGCCCTGAGAAAATTAATCTTACTGAATTCCAAGAACTTAGCTCTAAGCATTTAATTTCAGATGATGAACGCAACAAATGGTGGCCTCGCAAGGAAGTGCTTTACGCATATAATTTTGAATTCAAGCTCTTTGAGATACCAAAAAAAGTAAATTTGCAACAGACAGCAAAATTATTTGTTGAGGAATTTGAATTTGTAACAGAACTAATAGAAGATCCAAAACAATATGAGCCTGCCAAGAAACCAAATTCTGTTTTGCATGATGACTGGCGTATAGTTTCTGCTTGGTATTGCACTATCAAACATGGTGGCAAAACAAAATATTCATTAGAGGATATTATTCATTTAGCTAGAATAATTTATAAAGAGCTGAAAAAAAGGGATACTGAATTCCATCCTGATAAAATGAAACC